TTTTCCTAGACTGGTATGACGCAGAAAACTTACGAGATTTTATTAAAGCAAAAGACGAAGAGATCGAGCGGTTGCGGGAAGCGTTGGCATTTTACGCAGAGTGGGGGATTGATGCTCCCGCAGTAGATGCAATCATTGAAGAAGATTGTGGCGATAAAGCGCGTGCTGCACTTAATATTGTTTTGGGGGAGGAAGAGTGATGGATATCGTTGAAAGACTGCGGAAAAATTGCACCTGTAATTTTGAATCAAGCCCATGCGGGGCCGAGGAAGAATGTCGCAACGCATTTGACGGGGCCGACGAGATCGAGCGGTTGAGGAAAGCGTTGAAGAAAATTTGCCATGTCACTGGGTCAGACATGGAAGCATACGATATTGCTGAAAATGCACTGAAGGAAAAAGAGTGATGTACAACGAATTTGAGACGAAAAAAATTTTCACAGGCAATGAGATGTTTAGAATTGTTAACAGTGAATTTAGAGAAAAAAATGCCGAGATTGAACTGTTAAAATTCAAACAGAAAATAGCCGTTAAGATGGTCAAGGAACTGCTGGATTTCCTTGAGTTTATTTACAACCATCCAGAGTTTGAGAATAGTTTGAAGGCGTATGAATGGATCATGCTTCAAATTGAAATGATCATGGCTAAATACAATGAACCAGTAGATGAGGAGCGGTGATGGACGCCATTAAAGAACTCAAAGAATATGATGGATACGTATTGTCTGAACAATACAAGATCAGGCATCGTGTGATCCAAGAGATTAAACAGTTGCGGTTAGCTAACTCAGACCTTCAGATGCACTATGATTACGCCAAGGATGAATGCGACAAGTTGCGGGAAGTTTTGAAAGAATTGGAGTGGCAGTTGAAAAATCAATTATACGATGCAGCTTACGAAACAGTTATTCATACCTTATGGCCTCAACTGAAGGAGAAAGAGTGATGGGGTACACTAGCCCAGAAGTCGAAGAGCGAGTTATGGAAGATATTGTAGATAGGCTGCGCGTTCTTAACTTCATGGGGCCGTGGAAAGAAGCGGCTGACGAGATCGAGCGGTTGAGGGAAGCACTGCGGGAAATTTATGAAGTGTATGCGGGGTCTGAAGGAATACCTCAACCAATGACCGCAGCAGAAGGTTACCTGTTATCACTTCTTATGGAAGTTGTCAGGATTGCACAAAACGCACTGAAGGAGAAAGAGTGATGGGTGATACAATTATTGAAATCGAAGAACTTGATCTGCCACTGATAGACAAGACTATCTATGACATCAAAGCCTATGTTGTCTTTGACAGGGAAGAAGAACAGCTTTGGTATCTGTCCTCTATCACTTGGGATGGCAACACCTTGGAATGGGACGGGGCTAGAACATTACGCAGTGCTGATCTGAGCAGGATGATATGGGAACACGTAATACACTATATCACTGACGAGGCTACCGAGAAGGCTGAGGATCATTTCTTGGATGAGGAACACGACTATTAAAGGACGTGCTTACCTCTGAAGACTGGCTCACCATTGATCAGCTCACACATCTCTGGCGGCATCAGCACACCGTCAATGAACGACAACACTAAGAACCCCGGCTGCGCTCTGCTTGGGGTTCCCTCACCATACTCAAAGCACTTGTGAGACGGATCACCAAGCATACCATCCTCAATGCCCCAGTGGGTTCCATTACGATTGCGAACCGCTGTAACCTGCAACTGATGGGTGTGACCAGTGATGGTTGTCACGCCAGAGTGTAGAGCATTGTTCCATCCTGCATGGATGCCAGAGCGGAAACGATGCCTGATCTCTACACCATTGATATTGACCGCCCAGCAGAACTCCCATGTCGGGAACCTGTCTGAGATCCGACCTGCATAATCATCAAGCTCAGGTGCGTTGTTAGCTAAGTAGTGGTCAACACGCTGGTCATGGTTACCCATCGTCCAGATCCTATGCTTTGACGGCTGTAGCTTGGCTATCCACTTGGTAGCTGCGTCTATCTCAGCGGAGAGTTTCGGAGCGTGAGCATTCAACAGAGAGCCGTGACGGCTGACCTTTGCACCATCCAGAATGTCACCATTGAGGACAATAACATCCGGCTTTAACTTGCGACTGACAGCAACGAATGCCTTCATCATTACAGTCTCAGGGCCGGGCCAGATATGGGCATCCGAGCCAATCAACACTACGCCATTATCAAGTGTGATCTCTAGTTGCTGTGGGTATGTCCATTCTGCGGACGGCTCAAGTTCAATTTGCGCGAAGATTTCAGGGTACATTACCTTGGCAATGTCTACCCTTGTCTGGATAGTTGTCCTTGGAATCTTTGATATTTTGCTACTAAGAACATAACTCTTGTTGCATCTGTACCAAAGACGCACAGCGTCCATAGCAACGTCCTTGGACAACTTTTTATTGGGCATTAATCGACCGCCATGTTGAATGCAATCTTCTCGGTCTCTTTGACCCGTCGCGCCCACCCTTTACCAAACGTCTCCCATGTTGGCAAACCTTGAAGGAAAGCCATACGGGCCTCGCAGACCTTGGTAGCCAACTCTCTAGGGTTGACATTGGCTACAGCAGCTAGGGTTGCGGGGCCGATAGCACCGTCAGCAGCCACACCGACAGCCCTTTGTAGTAGCTTGCCGGCACGACCAGTACCAGAATTAATAGCAAGGTCGAACACAGCAAAATCAACACCTCGCGGGAGGTCATCGCCACGGACTGCATCCCAGTACTTCTTCTTATAGAGCGGCGTAACGTCGGCAACTGTGAGGGATCTGATGTCATCTACCGTTACCTCATGGCCTACCCACTCTTCCCAGACACGCTTCGTGCATCCGAGGTTGGTTGCTCCCCCTGGATCTTTGGGATGGTTCACAAACCCGCCTTCGTGTTTCAAAACATGGGCAAGTGATTCGCTAAAATTATCTTCCACGGGTCACTCCTTTGGAGTTGAGTTATAGATCATAGCATCTTTTTTCTGACTGCCAGATGACGATCCAAAGTAGAACGCAATGATGCCGCCCCATGCAGTCTGTAGCGCACCGAGCAACAACAACAACGCCTCGTTGCCTGACGTTGGCAGCCCGTAAACAAGCATATAAATCAGGATAGCAAAGAACCCAGCGGTCACTGACACTGCTAACGCCCGTGGTATCCAGTCTCTGGTTTCTTTCTGCATATCACGGGCAGATTTACGGTCGTCAACAGCGATGCGTTCTAGGTCGATGTCCAAGGCTTTCATCTGGACTTTGAAATCAGCGTCGATCTTTTTCACGGCAGCCAACTGCTCTGGAGATGCAGTAGCCATAGCATCCATTACGGCTTCCTCTGAGAAGTCTTCAGCACCTAGCAGTGCCTTTGATAGGGCTTTGACCCCGAGACCCGCTAGTGGGCCTCCTAGAGCCGTAGCGATGCTAGGGGCTACCGAGGATAGTAACGGGCCGAATGCTTTAAGTAGATCCATCTTTGCCTCCTGATTTGCTGCCGAGCATAATGCCGGACAGAGTGCCTGTTAAGAATGTTGCAATCGGTGCGATTAGCTTAAAAAATTCTTGATCGTTTGGAGCCTGTCCATCAATCGGCTGCACGACAAAGATCAGGCTGTACAAGACAGCGAACACAGTACCCGTCAGTGTCAGGCATAGACTTATCCCGATGATAAACTGCAAGAGAGCATGGAGTTCATCCTCTTTCATTCTCATCTTGCGACGGCTCCGCATGGATTTCTTTTTAGTGTGTCGGCTGAACAAGTTCCAGAAGCGGTGCAAATAGGAGGATTGCATTCAGGTGCGTCCCAGTTGGCAGGATCTTGGCACGGGTATCGGTAGCGGTCTTCGCACCCAGTCAAGACAATCATCATGGCTATGATCAGGTACTTCATTTGTGAGCAAACAATACCATGCCGATGCCAACGCAGACAGAGAACAGGATAACCGCACCAATTAACCAAGCACCCATGATCATGTCTTTGCGGTTCTCTTCAGCCTCACGCTGTGCAGCTGCTGCTTGACGCTGTGCCTCTTTCCTCATTTCGATTATCTCTTTTTGTATGGACGACCACGCTGCTACACCGTATGCAGAAATGAATAGATTGCGTGTATCTAATTGTAATTGCTGGGCTTTTTGCTTTAGAGTGTAGAGTTTAATGGCCTCTGCTTCATACTCTGCTTGAGATTGAAACAGTTTCTTTTTTCTTCGACCAGAAGTTAACTGGGTAATCTGTGCAATGCGGCCAAAGAGCGTTCCCACGCGCTCTGCAACGTCCAGCATTTCGTGTCCACTATCGACGGCCCCTTTAATTCCATTGTAGATGGCGGACGCCCCGGCGATAAGCGTAAAAGGATCCATTTATGCTCTGTTCCAGTCTCTAATTGCAAGAGCAATACGAATTAAGACAAGGATCAAACCGCCTACTACAGCAGCAAAACCAATCCAACCCTGTAACTCGGTCACCCATAGCGGCATTGTGATAGCACCTGTTGCTATGGTCGAATCAATTACAAGTTTGGCTTCGTCAGCTTCCATCAGATTACTCGTACATTATGTTGATAGTGCCAGCGTCAAAGGT